GACCCTCTGTAAAACGGGTAGCATAACTATGGACCATCAATGGCAACGCTCAATGATTATTTATCACAAGTTGAAAACTTGCTACATGATGTCAATAATGTTTTCTGGACACAGTCTCAGCTAACAAACTACATCAATGAGGCAAGACAAAGGACTGTAAGAGACACTGGCTGCCTACGCAATTTACAGACTACAACCGCTCCCCTCGCATATAACTCAACGTCTCTCACTGGTGTATCACCCACAGCCTGGGTGGGAAACACTGCGGTAACAGCTGGTCAGTACGTCTTTTCTAACATCTTCAATTACGTCTATACCCAGAGCGGGACTTCTGGCACCTCTGCTCCAGCTTATCCTAGTGGATCTTCACCCTTTCCACCTTCTGCACCTTTTGCAGATGGAAGTGCATTGCTGCAATATGTCAGCAATTGTGAAATTATTCCGTTCAACGCTCTCCCCCAAGGCATCAATGTCTATGACGTTGTGAATGTCAATCTGTACTGGGGAAATAGTCGCATACCTTTGAGGTATTTACCCTGGTCAAACTTTACTGCCCAGCTGCGCTACTGGCAGAATTATGTGGGTAGACCTGTTTGTTTCTCTATGTACGGTCAGCAAGCTGTCTACATTGCTCCCATACCAGATCAGTCTTACTTTATTGAGGTAGATACCAACATCTTACCAACAGCCTTGTCTTTGTCTACGCCAAACGTAACAGACTCCATCATTGATCCTTGGAGTGGATCAGTCCAATACTATGCTGCCTACAAAGCCAAGTTTTATGAGCAGTCTTATGGTGAGGCAGAGATATTTAAGCAAGAATATAACAAACACATATTGAACGTCCTCAACAGTACGTTCACTAGACGCATTCCAGACCCCTACTCTAGTGGAGGCTAAGAATGGCATCCGCAGAGCAGAAGAAATCCTACCAGGTCATCAAAGCCTTTAGGGGTCTTAACACCAAGGCTAACAGAACGGCTATTGATAAGGATGAATTCTCCTGGTTAGAAAATGCCATGCCGGTGGGATCTGGCAATATGCGGATCATTCCCACTTCTTCTAACGTCCAAAACGGTGCAAACGCAGTGGTTTTTACTGCCAATGTGACCTATTTAACCTCTTCCAATATCAATGATGATTACATTGTTGCTGCACAAAATGATGGACGTTTACAAGCATTTGACTTGCAATCGAATAATTTTGTCACTATTGCAAGTACAGGTACTCTATCAAATGCTAACGTCTCTGCTGCTCAATATCAGAATACTGATCTTTTTATTGGGGATCCAAACAAGGGACTTTTTGATTGGAACGCTACTGGGCTTATTCCTATTGGATCAGTTGGTTCAGTTGCAATAACAAACCCAGGCATCAATTACGCCTCTGCACCCAGCGTCACCATTTCTGCACCAGACAACCTGGTCAACGTCCAGGCTACTGCGGTGGCTACCATCACTACAGGAGCTGGAGGAGTCAGATCCGTCTTGGTAACTAACGGTGGCTCTGGCTTTACTTCTGTACCTACAGTCACAATTACCACCCCAGATGTTGTGGGAGGTGTAACAGCTCTAGCGTCTGCCACCATTTCTGGGGGCAATGTTGTTGCTATTTCTGTCACCAACCCTGGATCAGGCTATTTAACAGCTCCTAGCGTTTCTATTACGGGCGGTGGCGGTTCTTCTGCAACTGCAAACGCCGCACTCACGACAGGTATTGTCAACAGTGTGACCCTGACAAACGCTGGATCAGGCTACAACAACGCGCCTACCATCACTTTCTCAGGTGGTGGAGGCACAAACGCTGCAGCGGTTGCCCAGCTTGTCACTTTCAAGACCGGCACAGTGTCCATCTTTGTAACAAATGGTGGGTCAGGTTATGGTCAGTTTGGTAATTTGTATGTGACCATCACCGGTGGAGGTGGTACAGGTGCAAATGCCTCTGCAATCATCTCTGGTAATGCAATCAGCCAGGTGATTATGAACAATCCAGGCTCTGGGTATACTTCTGCTCCCACAGTAAGTATATCTGGGGGTTCTGGGTCTGGAGCCACCGCGAAGGCGGTGGTAGCTCTAGATCCTATTGTGGACGTTGCAACCTTCTCAGGACGGGTTTGGGTAGCACAGGGTAGGACAGTCTACGGATCTGCCTCTACGTCTCCCACAGACTTTACTAGCGTCTCTGCAGTGGCATTCAACCTGACAGACTCCACCTTGCATGGCAACATCCAGGCGCTGCTCTCTGCTAACAACTTTTTGTATGTGTTTGGAGATGACAGTATCAACGTATTTTCTGATCTCCAAGTGACTTCTACTGGAACTACAGTCTTCACAAACACAAACGTAAGTGCCTCAATAGGTACTAAACGTATCTATGCCATCTTTCCTTATTTTAGATCTGTGCTGTTTATGAACGACTACGGCATTTATGCCCTGGTTGGATCTACCACCACCAAGATCAGTGATCCTTTAGATGGTATTTTCCCTTATATAGACTTCTCTAAGCCTGTATCTGGGGGTCAGGCGCTGATCCAGAATATCCTTTGTGCGGTGTTTAACTTCTATGTAAACAGTTCTTTCCCGTTTGGACCATCAGGATCAAGGTTCATACAGTGTGTATTCTTCGAAAAAAGATGGTTTATTACTTCCCAAGGTGACCTTGAATATTTGACTTCTGTTCCTTTTGGTGGAAAGATCAATTTGTACGCCACAAACACTAGTAAAGTCTTAAAATTACTCTATTCAGATACAACTAGTCCTGTCAGCAGTTATATCCAAACTGCCTTGAATGAGATGGGGGACCCCATTAGAACGAAACAGGCGCTGAAATTTGCGGTAGAGGCTACATTGTCCCAAGGTGGTGTTTTAAACGTCACTGTAGACTCAGAAAGTGGGTCTAGTCCAGCATATACATTGTCAAATACCATAGGTTGGACAAATATATCTGGAACATTGATAAGTTGGACAAATAATGTGTCTACTGTGATAATTTGGGTATCTCAGCAAGGCTATTTCTTGTACAAATCAGATGCAGAGCAGTACGGTAAATATTTGGGGTTGACGCAAACCAGTAATTCTGCTGGATTTATTGTCAATACATTCGAGTTTGAGCATGAATTAAGAGTGAGGTTCTAAAATGGCAGTTCCATATACATTTGCAAGTGCAACAAGTGCAATACCCCTGTCTCAATTGGACAGTAATTTTGCTACAGCTATTACTATTGGTAATGTGGCAATACAGCTGGGCAATACAGTCACAACAATTGGTAATGTCACTTTATCAAATCCCACACTTAACAATGCAACGATGGCAAATGTGACCATCAACTCAGTTACAAGCACTTTCCCCAATAATTACTTGTCTAACAGCAGCGTTACTTTAGGAAATACGGCATTGACACTTGGATCTACAGTTACATCTGTAGGAAATGCCACTGTCGCTAATGTCACAGTTACAAACTATATTGAAACTCTCCAGGCTGTTGGTACTGTAGGAGCTACTAGCACATTGTCATTGACAACAGGCACAGTATTGACGGCAACATTAACAGCATCTACTCCTTGCACATTCACAATGCCATCTGCTGTAGCGGGTAAATCTTTTATTCTTAAATTGATTCAAGCATCATCAGGAATGACAACAGCAACCTTCACAGGTGTTAAATTCCCTGGAGGTACTGCTCCAACCATAACTGCTACTGCATCTGCGGTAGACATTCTTAGTTTTGTGTCTGACGGTACAAACTGGTATGGCACATACGCACAGGCGTTTGCATAATGTTTGGCGCACCTAATTTCTTTTTTACTGGTAAGAAAGCTGCTACCACTTATTACCGTGTAATTCAACAATTTAATTCAACAAGTAGTTGGAAAGCCCCTACTGGGGTTACTAGCGTTGATTATTTGGTGGTTGCGGGCGGTGGCGGTGGTTCTGCATCAACTATTGGCGGTGGCGGGGGTGGTGGCGCAGGTGGTTTTTTAACTGCAACAGGATTTGCTGTTACTGCGGGTACTACTTACACAATAACTATAGGTGCTGGAGGAGCAAGTAGTACTATCGGGGTTGATTCTAGTATTTCTGGCGGGACAACAATTACTGCAACTGGGGGTGGTCGTGGTGGAGCTGGTGGACTAAACAATGCTGGGTCTGGTGGCTCAGGAGGTGGTGGAGGTTATGGTGCTTCTGCTGGAGTAAGGGTTGGTGGAAGTGGAACTTCAGGGCAAGGATATGCGGGTGGCAATGGTGGCAATAATGCTGGTGGTGGTGGAGGTGGAGCTGGAAGTGTAGGACTTGAACAACCTACAGGTACAGATAATGGCGGTGCTGGTGGAAATGGTTCTGCATCAAGCATAAGTGGCAGTAGTGTTACCTATGCTGGTGGAGGTGGTGGTGCGGGAAATTCTGGTGGTGGATCAGGCGGGTCAGGAATTGGTGGCAATGGTGCTAAAGGTTCGGTAACTACAACTTCTCCAACTGCTGGTGCAACAAATACAGGTTCTGGGGGTGGAGGAGATTATGCAGTAACTAATGCTGGTGGTGCGGGTGGCTCAGGTGTAGTCATCATTTCTTATTTAGTACCATCCACAACAACAACATCAGTATTTACTGGTTCAGGTTCATGGACTGCACCTACAGGCGTGACAAGTGTTAACTACCTTGTTGTAGCGGGTGGAGGTGGTGCTGGATATAACCAATCATCTTATGGTGGTTCAGGTGGCGGTGGTGCTGGTGGTTTTAAAACTGGCACATCTTTATCTGTAACTTCAGGAACAACTTATGCCATTACAGTAGGCGGTGGTGGAGCTGGTGCAACCACTAGCGCAAATGGATCAAACGGACAAGATTCTGTATTTAGTAGCATTACATCTGCTGGAGGTGGCGGTGGAGGCACAGCATCTGCGGGTGCATCAGGTACTGGTTCAAGTGGTGGTTCTGGTGGCGGTGGCTACAGCAGCACAGGAGGTTCAGCATCTCCTAGCGGTCAAGGTAATGCTGGAGGTTCTGGAAACGGAAATAATGGCGGTGGTGGCGGTGGAGCAAGTGCCGCTGGTGCAAGTGGTAGTACAGCTATTGGTGGCGATGGAACAGCAAGTTCTTATAGCGGTACAAGCGTTACTTATGCGGGTGGCGGTGGTGGCGGTAAATATGCTGGAACTTCAGGTGCGGGTGGTGCTGGAGGTGGCGGTGGTGGTTCTGCTGTGAATGCAAATGGAACACCAGGTACAGCTAATACAGGAGGTGGCGGTGGTGGTTCAGGAAACAACAATACTAATGCTACTTTTGGCGGTGCGGGCGGTTCAGGAATCGTAATACTGTCATGGTAAAAATACTCCAACTCTACGGCATAGACACCGCTATGCAACTGCTCAGACCCAATGCCAAGTGGCAAATATCCAACCGTGATATTACTGAATGGGATGACCCTAGACCATGCCCAACATGGGAAGAAATAGATGCGACTATGGAAAAGATTAAAGCATTTGAAGAATCAATTGACACTATTTGGACAGACGAACAAATTAAAGAATTAGGGGGAAGATGATGGCACACTTTGCAGAATTAGACTCAAACAATGTTGTTAAACAAGTTATTGTTGTTAGCAACGCAGACACTTCAACAGCTCAAGGCGATGAGAAAGAATCCATCGGTATTGCTTTTTGTGAGCGTTTGCTTGGTGGCACTTGGGTAAAGACAAGTTACAACGGCAACATCAGAAAGAATTATGCTGGAATTGGCTACACTTACGACAAAGACCGTGATGCTTTTATCCCTCCAAAACCATTTAATTCATGGGTATTGAATGAAGCCACTTGTCTGTGGGATGCACCAGTAGCAATGCCAACAGATGATAAGAGATACACTTGGGATGAGAACACAGTTAACTGGGTAGAGGTTACACAATGAGTACAAATGCTTTTACTAGAACGGGTAATACTGTAGTCTTCCTGGCTGCAGCAACAGCTCCTACACCTGTGCAATGCTTGTCTACTACCCTTGGTGGTAATCAATATAGGATTATCAATTCAGGGTCTGTAACAGTGTTTTTAGGCTATGGTATTGCATCTTCAGATGCTGCCAACAATTCGCCAGTTGTAACAACTACAGGACCAGCGTACCCCCTTCTAGCGGGTACAGATGAAATATTGACGTTTGTCCCTAATGCTTATTTCACGGGGACTACTTCTACAGGTACGGCAAACATATATATAACTCCAGGTGATGGGATGTAATCATGTTAAAAACAGTATCTGGTGGTGGTGGTGGAGGTACAGGGACAGTCACGCAAGTACAGGGTGCGGGGACTGTTAACGGTATCACCTTAACAGGTAATGTAACTACGTCTGGCAACTTGACGTTGGGTGGAACACTAACAAGCATTACAAATAGTCAATTACAGAACAGCTCTGCTACTTTAGGCAATGCCACAATCACATTAGGAAGTACAACTTCTAATGTAGGCAATTTAACTTTAGCAAAT